CATTCGAGCGCTACGAGCTTGAAAAGCGGATTTATAGTGGCGGGGTAGCGGGGGCGTCAAAATCATCCCCGCGCATCGACGCCGTGGCTTGGAATGGTGGGAAAGCTACACTAGTGGAAGCAAAGGTCCTTGTAGACCCTTCATCAATGATGAGTGGCGTTGGACAGCTATTGTTTTATAAGCAGGCTTGCATTTCTCGGTTGGGTTGGGATGTTGACCGACTGGTCCTGATTTCTCCCGCATGGCCTGCTGAGTTTTTGGAAACGGTCGCCGCCAACAAGATCCCTGTAGATCTGGTAAAGATCACGCCAGATATGGTTTATGCCATGAGGGCGGTGAATTGAGCGGCGTATCTACATACACGGACGATGTTGCTCTAGTTATTTGCGAGCGCATCGCTGATGGAGAGAGCCTAAAGGCTATTTGTGAAGATGATGGGATGCCTGCACGCTCTACAGTCTTCAAGTGGCTGGCTGAGCAGAGCACATTCTCGGACATGTACGCGCGTGCTCGGGAGGAGCAGGCCGACGCTATATTTGATGAAATCCTCGACATTGCTGACGACGCTCGCAACGATTGGATGAAGAGACACAGTGATGAAGGCGGCACTGATTATCAACTCAACGGAGAGCACGTCCAGCGCACCCGCCTTCGCATTGACGCTCGGAAATGGATGGCTGGTAAACTTAGGCCACGTAAATATGGAGACAAGCTTGAGCTTGAGCAATCAGGTTCGGTAACTGTCATCAACAGAGTTGAGCGCGAGATTGTCAGGCCGAACACTCAAGAGCCCTCCGCTTAATGTCCAGAACTCTAAGAATACCCACTGCTGAGGTGTTCGAGCCCTTGTTAGCGGAAGCCCGCGACAAGGGAGCTTGGGGGGGGCGAAGGCAGCGGAAAATCACACTTCTTCGGTGGTCTGCTTGTCGAGGACAGTCTAGCAGAGCCCGGCATTAGCGGTGAAGGCCTGCGATCGGTCTGTATCCGCGAAGTCCAGAAGGATCTAGCACAATCATCCAAAGCCCTTATTGAAGCCAAGGTGCGTGACTTCGGTCTAACCGAGGCTGACGGCTTCAAGATCTTCGAAGACTGCATCACCACGCCTAAGGATGGTCTAATCATCTTCAAGGGCATGAATAATTACACGGCTGAGAGCATCAAGTCGCTGGAAGGCTTCAAGCGTGCATGGTGGGAAGAGGCTCAGTCGGCTTCGTCCAAATCAATCCAGATGCTTCGCCCGACCATGCGAGCGCCAGGAGCGCAAATGTGGTGGAGCTGGAACGCTCGCCGCAAGATCGATCCGGTTGACGTGATGCTTCGTGGCGCGGAGAAGCCAACCGGCGCAATCATCGTCAATGCCAACTGGCGTGATAACCCTTGGTTCAGCGCTGAGTTAGAGCAAGAGCGCGTTGACTGCCTGCGCATGACACCAGATGACTACGACCATGTATGGGAGGGCGGCTATGTGACTGTTGCATCCGGGGCTTACTTCGCCAAGCATCTGGCTAACGCCAAGAACGAGAACCGCATTAGCAGAGTAGCGGCCGATCCGCTCATGACGCTGCGCCTGTTTGTAGACATTGGCGGCACTGGTGCAAAGGCAGACAACTTCGTGATATGGGTAGCGCAGTTCATCGGCAGGGAGATCAGGGTACTTGACCATTACGAGGCGCAGGGACAGCCGTTGGCTTCGCATCTCAACTGGTGCAGGGAGAAAGGATATTCGCCAGACAAGGCGCAGTTCTGGCTTCCTCATGACGGCAGCACACAAGATAAGGTCTTCGATGTCTCATATGAAAGCGCATTGAGAGATGCCGGTTACTCTGTTACAGTCATCCCCAATCAGGGTAAGGGCGCTGCGTCGGCTCGCGTTGAGGCTGCACGGCGTCTTTTCCCGTCCATGTGGTTCAATGCCGAAACAACAGAAGGTGGGCGCGATGCTCTTGGCTGGTATCATGAGAAGCGCGACGACGTGCGCGGAATAGGCCTTGGCCCAGATCACGATTGGGCATCACACAGCGCAGACGCCTTCGGGCTGATGTGCGTTGCGTATGAAGAGCCTAGCTTGAAGAAGAAAAAAGATCCCCGCGCTGGCGGGTCCACGGCGTGGTTGAGGTAATCAATGGCACGATACGAAAAGAACACGTCTTCCGGCGACAAGGACAGCAAGCACGCTGAAGGTCTAACGGCTTTCGAGCGGTGCAAGAGCGCAGAGCAGGATAACCGACACACAGCGCTTGAGGACATCCGCTTTTCCAGACTTGAGGAGCAATGGCCCGAAGATATTGCCAAGCAGCGCGCAGACGAAGGTCGCCCGTGCCTGACCATCAGCAAAATGAACGCCTTCATTCGTCAGGTGGTTAACGACGCTCGGCAGAACAAGCCGTCCATCAAGGTTCATCCCGTCGATAGCGGAGCCGATCCAAAGACGGCTGACGTGATAAACGGTATCATCCGCAACATCGAATATACGTCTAACGCTGACATCGCCTATGATACTGCAGTTGAGGCCAGCGTGTCCGGTGGTTGGGGATATTGGCGCGTTGGCATGGATTACGCCTACGATGACAGCTTCGACATGGATCTTGCTATTGAGCGTGTGGCTAACCAGTTCTCGGTCTACGGCGATCCTGACAGCATGTCGGCCGATAGTTCGGACTGGAATGTGGCATTCATCGTTGGGCCTGTTTCCAAAGACCAGTACAAGAAGAAATACGGCGGCAAGAAGAATTCGGACGGCGACGACGTTTGCACCGATTTTGATGATGACGCTTGGAGCGATGCCGGCGAATGGCTGGAAGATGAAAACGTCCTGCTTGCCGAATGGTGGCAGCGTGAGGAAGTCGAGCGCGAAATCATCAAGCTGTCTAACGGACACGTGTATTCCCGCGAAGAGATCGAGGCCGACAGCGATATCAGCACGCTGCTTGATGTTGGCATTCTGACGGTTGTCGGCTCGCGCACCACAATGACGCACAAGGTCACGCAGACGATCATGTCCGGCGCGGATATCCTTGAGGTCAATGAATGGCCGGGACGCTACATCCCGATTGTGCTTGTGATCGGTGACGAAATCGTGCTTGAGGGCAAGCGCCGGTTCCGTTCGCTCATTCATTCGGCCAAAGATGCGCAGCGCATGTTCAATTACTGGCGCTCGACCTCGACAGAGTTGGTGGCTCTTGCGCCGCGTGTTCCGTTCATCGGCCGGAAAGGCTCGTTCGATCATGACGCAGAACGCTGGGCGACGGTTAACACGAAGAGCCACGCTTATCTTGAATACGAGGGAGAAGCTCCAGTTCGTCAGCCGCTTGATGTTGGTCCTGCTGCTGGCGCTCTTCAGGAAGCTCTAAACGCCTCCGATGATATGAAGTCCATCATCGGTATCTACGACGCATCTCTAGGCGCTCGGTCTAACGAAACGTCGGGGAAAGCCATCATGGCCCGCCAGCGTGAGGGCGATGTTGCGACGTTCCACTTCATCGACAACCTGTCTCGCGCAATCCGCCACACCGGACGCATTCTGATCGACCTCATCCCGCACGTCTACAACAGCGAGCGCATCGTGCGTATCATGGGCGAAGATGGCGTGCCGAAGTCCGTCAAGGTCAATGCCCAGCAGGAGGAGCCGGTTATTGGCCCAGATGGCAAGCCTGAGGTTGATCAGCAGGGCGAAGTCATCGCGGCTATCTACAGCCTGACATCTGGCAAGTATGACCTGACCGTCACAAGCGGGCCAAGCTTCACGACACGGCGTGAGGAAGCCGCCGCACAGATGACTGAGCTTGTCCGCGCATTCCCACAGGCTGCGCCGTTCATTGCCGATATCATGGCGAAGAACTTCGATTGGCCTGGTGCTGACGAGATCGCCAAGCGTTTTGAGGCGATGAACCCTGCCAAGCAGCAACAGCAAATCCCGCCTGAGATGCAACAGATGATCCAACAGGGCCAGCAGGCTATTCAGGAGCTAACGCAGAAGGTTCAGGCGCTTGAAGCTGATAAGTCCATTGATCAGTTCAACGCCGAAACCAAGCGCATGCAGGTCGAGGAAGATACACGCACGGATCGCATGAAGATCGCGGCCGACGCTGAAACCAAGATCGCCACGAACGCAATGAACGCCCGCAGCAAGGCGATGCAGAATAGTCAGCGGGAATGGGGCCGGGGCGACTAGCCAAATCACATTTGTTACGTTATTACATACACTCGTAATCACCAACCAACAGCCTACTGGCAACGGAGTGAACTTCATGATTGACGGAACGACGGCCCAGGCCACAGAACTGGCAACGCCAGCAATCGAAAAGCCTGCTGCGGAGACTGTAGTTGACGATAACGAAGGCTTCCTGCCTCAGGTCGAAGACGAGGAACCCGAAACCGACGAGACGGAAGAGATTGAAGGGGAAGGCGACGAAGAGACCGAAGAGGTTGACGGCGAGCCGGACACCGCAGAGGTCGAGCTAAACGGGGAGATTTACAAAATCCCGGCTGCGCTCAAAGACGCTTTCCTTATGCACAAGGACTACACGCAGAAGAGCCAAATTAACGCTGAAATCAAGAAGACAGCCGAGGCCAAGCTAGCCGAAGCCGAACAGATCTTCAGCGTCTCCAATGAGGTCTTGGAAGCAAGGGCAGCGCTGATCAACCTTGACCAGCAGCTTAAGCAGTACGAGGGGGTTAACTGGAACAGCTATGATCCAAATGACCCTATCGCAGAACTGGAAATGCAGCGGCACTACCGCAATTTCCAGATGTTGAAAGAAGGCAAGGCACAGGTCGCCGGCTTTCTCGATCAGGAGCAATCAAAGCGGGCCGCTACAGCGGAGCAGGAAACTGCCAACCGACTGCGGGAAACAGCAGAGTTTGCCAAAACGAAAATTCCAGGCTGGACGCCTGATGTCGACGCGAAGGTTACGGCATTTGCCGAAGCTGAGCTTGGTTTCACACGGGATACGCTCAAAAGCGCGTACAGCCCGTCTGTCTACAAGGCTCTGCACCTCGCTTGGCTCGGACACCAGTCATTGCAAAAACAGAACGCGCAGCCAAAGCCCACGCAGGTCGCCGCTCCGTTGAAGAAAGTCTCTCCGAAAGGAAACCCGGTTGCGGGTCTTGATGACAGACTGTCTATTGACGAGTGGATGAAGCAGCGGGAAGCCAAGGCACGGCGCTAACGCAATCCTATTGGCTGAGGCCAAGGAGTTATCTAAATGGTACAAACTCTGCTTACCCCCACCGCAGTGACCCGTGAGGCGCTGCGAATTCTGCACCAGAAGCTGAATTTCATTGGCTCCATCAATCGCCAGTACGATGACAGCTTCGCCAAGTCCGGCGCAAAGATCGGTGACAGCCTCAAGATCCGTATGCCCAATCGCTACACGGTTCGGACCGGCAAGACCATCGACACGCAGGACACCCAGGAAGAAAGCCAGACGCTCACTGTCGCAACACAGAAGGGCGTTGACACCAACTTCTCGTCTGCTGAGCTGACCCTGTCGCTGGACGACTTCTCCAAGCGCATTCTTGACCCGGCTATGTCGGTTCTTGCCGCCAACATCGAATATGACGCCATGTCGATGTACAAGGATGTCTACAACGCGATCTGGACCCCTGGTTCTGCTATCACGTACAACGACGTTCTGTCCGGTCGTGCGCCAATGCAGCGCGGTCTTGCCCCGATGGGTGACCGCTCGGCAAACATGAACTCGACCGATATGCCGAACCTCGTCAAGGACACCAAGACGCTGTTCAATGATCAGGCGCAGCTTTCCAAGCAGTACAAGGAAGGCTACATGGGTCGGGCCGCTGGTTACGACTTCATGGAAAATACGCTCTGGCCCGGTCATACCCGTGGCGCTGGCGATGCAAACTACGTCGTCAACACCTCGACTGGCATCACGTCCGGTTCCGCTGTCATCGCGGTAACGGCTGGCACTGGCACTCTCGCGCTTGGTGATGTGTTCACCATCGTCGGCGTGAACAGCGTCCATCCCGAAACCAAGGTCGATACCGGCATTCTGCAACAGTTCGTTGTTGCTGTCGCCTACGCTGGCGGCGCTGGCAACGTCACTGTCTCGCCAACCCCGGTCACTTCGGGCGCGAAGCAGAACGTCGTCATCAACTCGGCTGGGGCTGGCAAGGCCGTCGCCATCGCCGGCACTGCGTCGGGCGCGGACACCACGTCCATGCTCTACCAGAAGGACGCATTCACCTTCTGCACGGCTGACTTGATCATGCCGGGTGGTGTTGATTTCGCCCGCCGTGAGGTGCTGGACGGCATCTCCATGCGTATCGTGCGCCAGTACGATATCAACAACGACAATCTGCCTTGCAGAATAGATGTTTTGTACGGCTACCGCACGTTGCGCCCAGAGTGGGCTACACGCCTGCATTTCAACTGATAAGGAGCAAGCCCAAATGGCTGTTGAATATCTTGGTTCCGGGTCCGATGATGGCACCCTTCTTGGCCGTAGCTCGACCGACAAGGTCGGCTTTTACGGCACATCGACACCAGTCGCGAAGCAGACATGCACGCTCGCGGCTGCACTGACGGCAGGCACAACCACGCCGGCCAACATCGCGGCCGCAGTGGATGAACTCCACGCTGCCCTTGCTGCGGCTGGTATCATCGCCTGATGCTGGTATGCGTGGGCATCCCGACTATGGACGGGAAGCCTTGCGCGCAAACTGTGGACGCCCTTCTTGCTGAAACCGTTCTTGGTTATGCAAAGGGCGTCCATTTTTATGTCATGTGGGAGATTGGTTGCTCCCTCATCGGCGTGGCGCGCAACAGGCTTGCACGTAAGTTTCTCGACATGAAGCAGGCGGACTGCCTTGTCTTCGTGGACAGCGATATCTCATGGAAGGGCGGAGAACTCGCCCGCTTGGCTCAACAGCCCCATGACGTGATCGGCGGCACATACCGCACGAAACAGGATGAGGTTAAATTCCACGTTCGCGGCTCGCCTGAGAAGATTGGCGATTTATGGAAGGTTGACGGTCTCCCTGGTGGCTTCATCAAGATCAGCCGCAAGGCATTCGAGCAGATCGAGGCCAACCCATACGAAGACGAGAACGGGCGCGAGATGCGCGACTATTTCCCGACCGGCTACATGGATGGCAAGATTTGGGGCGAAGACTACGGGTTCTGCCGGCAGTATCGCGCATCAGGTGGTGATATCTGGCTAGACCCGACGATCCGGCTTCGTCACCACGACGGCAACAGGTTTTACGATGGCGATTTTGAGACATGGATTGAAAAGGTATTGGCCGGTGACTGAAATCCTACTTGGCTGCGGGTCTTCACGGCTCAAGAAGCTCTACATTCCCGGAAATGAGGAATGGAACGGGCTGATAACGGTCGATTTCTCCGATGCTCATAAGCCTGACGTTGTGCACGACATTGCGGTGCTGCCGTTGCCGTTCCCAAGCGACTACGCAGACGGCATTTATGCATTTGACGTAATGGAGCATGTCGGCCAACAGGGTGATTTCCGCTTTTTCTTTGAGCAGTGGTCCGATATCTGGCGAATTCTCAAGGATGGCGGGGTGTTCTTCGGGATTTCGCCGCATTGGTCATCGCCTTGGGCATGGGGAGATCCTGGCCACACTCGTATAGTAGGCCTTGAGCAACTGACGTACCTCACACAGCCGAATTATGATCAGGTGGGCGTTACACCCATGACGGATTACCGCTTCTGCTATGAAGCCGACTTCGACCTTGTCCACTCGCGAAAAACCGATTTGGGACAGTATGAATATGTGCTAAAAGCAGTGAAACCGTCGCGCATCAAGAGGGCTTAACGTGGCAATCTCGACATACTCCGAGCTTCAGACTGCCGTTGCCGACTGGATGGCGCGGTCTGATATCTCCGCAAAGGCCGCTGACTGCATCACGCTTGGAGAGGCACGGCTTAACCGCCTGCTCGGCAAGGTGGCGACGGAAACCACGCTATCGGCCGTTGCTGGCGATACGTCCGTGTCCACGGCTGCGCTGTCCATCGTAGAGCCTGTCTCGATGTACATCATTGAGGATGGCGGCGACGACGTGTTCATGACGCCTCGCGCTCTTGGCTCATTCACCATGTCGGAAGCACAGGGACAGCCGACAATCTGGGCACCATCGGCAAGCGCCATCCAGTTCGATAGGCCATGCGATCGAGCCTATGATTTCCGCTTCTTCTATCAGGGGCGCTTTGCTCTGTCTGATGCGGCTCCGACAAACGACTTCCTGACCAACAACCCCGATCTGTATCTTGCCGCCTCCATCGCTTGGGGGTCTGTGTATGTGAAGGATGATGCGTCAATCTCAATGTGGACTTCGATGCTGGAATCCTTCACGGCAGAGGTGCGGAACAATGAGGCGCAGAAGAAACGAAGCTTGTTGATTGTTGACCCTGCCATCGCCATGCAGCGCCGCTACTCCATCAATACGGATATTGGCTGATGCTGGTCCCGCTTCCATACTTCGAACCTGACAAGTCGGTGTTTGACCCTGCCTCATCCGGTAGCGTGTTGAATGCGCTGCCGTCTGCGAGTGGATGGAAGCCGTTCCCAAGCCTGTCGGAGATTAGCCAGGATCTAGGCGCGGAGTGCAAGGGAGGCGGCTATGTGCGCACGTCAACAGGCACCTTTCGGCTGCTCGCTGCGACACAAACTGCGATCTTCGAACTCGATACCACAGATTATTCGTGGGACGACGTGACAGGGCCGTCAGGGCCGTACACAGGGCCATCGCCGGGGGATGCGTGGACGTTCACTGTCTTTGGCGACAAGCTGCTTATCCATAACCTCAACGATCCTATTCAGGACTATGATATAGAGGCGGGCGGCGTGGTGGCTGATCTGGCCGGGTCGCCTCCAAACGCAAAATATTCGTGCGTGGCTGGTGACTATGTCGTGCTTGGTCACTTGGCCGGCGCTGTTGGCACTCGTCAGGTGCAGTGGTGCGAACTGAATAACGCTGAGGGCTGGACGATTGGCGAGAACGGCGCGGACTTCCAGGAACTCCCCGAAGGCAACGAAGTGCAGGGCGTCCTAAACGAGACTGGCGGATTTACCGTCATTCAGCGCAACGGAATGCAATATTTCCCGTTTGCGCCCTCGTCTGGCTTCACCTTCACGCGAACCGTCATCAACCCGAAGCAAGGAACGGTAGCGCCGCGCTCTATCGTCTCTATCGGCCCGGGGATGTTTTTCTTTCTCTCGGAAGATGGTTTCTTTGGCGGCAAGGATCGCCAGCCTATCGGAGCCGAGAAGGTCGACAGCTGGTTTCTGACGCAGATCGATCAGACGTACTTGCAGGACGTGCAGGGCGTTGCGGACCCGTTTGAGAAAATCGTTTGGTGGAAATATCAGACACCCACCGCAGAGTTTCGACTGCTTGGCTACGATTGGCAGCTTCAGCGCTGGTGCACGTCTGACCTCGCTGTCGGTGAAATGCTCGCCATGGTCACGCCTGCAACGTCGTGGGATGGCCTCGACGCGCTATACGCCTCCATTGATGCGGTGACGGAAGCGTTCGATAGCCGCCTATTCTCCGGTGGACGGCCGACGTTCGCGACCTTCACCACAGATAACAAGCTTGCTTACTTCACCGGAGCCAACCAGGAGGCTGTCTTTGAGACGGCACAAGTGCAGCCTGACCCGGTTCGGCGCGCTCTTTGCAATGGCGTGCGCGTGATTACGGACGCTGTCGGCGTGACGGTCGAACATGGCATTTCCGATTATCACGGCGCAACGATCACATATGCAGCTCCAGCCTCACAGAACCGAGCAGGCCTTATTCCGCTTCGGGGCGATGGGCGCTTGCACAAATTCCGGTCTACTATCCCTGCCGGCACTGCATGGAGCGTTGCAACGGCTATCGAGGCCAACTTTACAGCGACGGGTGCACAATGAGCGGTATTGTTGCAAACTACATCGGAAGCCTTGCCGAGCCGGTTATCTTCCCGCTTGTTGCGGGCACAAAGACGACGATTTACACGGTCGAGGCCAAAGGCCGCACGCTGGCAACGGCAACCTTCATCAATGACACGGGCGGAGCGGTCCAATGCAAATTGCATTTCGAGGACGCTTCCAAGGCGGTCGAATACGTTGTCTGGACAAAGAATGTCGCCGCCAACTCGACGGAAGCCGCAGAGGTTCACATCAGGACCGCAGACGGCGACATTATCAAGGCGACGGGTGCCTCTGGCGTTAACGTGATGCTGGAAATGGTTGTGCAGTTGGAGAATAGCCGATGATTGTCGGTATCGCTCGGCAGTGGGAGATTGACGACAACTGGGGCGCTATTGCTCCGATGTTGCAGCGCGCAATTGACCAGACGGAAAACGACCTGACGACGGGGGATCTTTGGACTATGTGCCGCTCCGGTAATGCGTTCTTAGTGTTCGCGGCTGGAGAGGCTGGCGTCGTTATGGCGAGCGTATGGAAGTTCGAAAGATGGAACAAAGGCCAAGTCTTTCGATGCCTTTGCCTTGGTGGGTCTAAAATGAAAGATTGGCTAGAGCCTTTCATATCCAAAATCAAAGAGATGATGGAGGAAGGCGGGGCAACGCGCATGGTCTATTCAGGGCGCGAAGGATGGGATAGAGTGCTGTCGAGAAACATGCCGACGCGCAAGCTTTACACAACATATGAGGTAGATCATGCCAGGAGGTAGCAGCAAGCAACAGACTACCCAGACCACGAATTCCGCGCCTTGGTCGGCGTCACAGCCGTATTTGGCCGACACGATGAGGTCTGCCGCTAACCTTGTCGGGAATGGCGTTGGTGCTGGCGTCTACACGGATAGCACAGTAGTCCCATGGTCGCAAAGCACCATGACCGGCAAGAATGCCATGGAAGGCGGTGCACTCGCGAACCTCAACGGCAACGGTCTGTCAGGTCAGGCGCAGGGCATCATCGACAACGGCGGCTTCACGGCTGACCAGTCCGGCGTCATGGACCGCTTGCGCACGCAGGCGACCGGCTCTTTCGACGTGAACGCAAACCCTGCGTTTCAGGACGTTCTTCGCCAGTCTACGGAAAGCGCGACCAACTCGGTTAACGCTGCCACGTCAGGTGCGGGCCGCTATGGATCCGGCACCCATCAGGGCGTTCTAGGCCAGACCGTTGGCGACCTCACCAGCCGCATGGTTGGCGACGAATATAAGAACTGGCAGTCTCGTCAGGATGCGGCCAATCAGAACCTGTTCAGCATGGGGCAGCAAGGTCAATCGAACCTCGGTAGCGCATACGGCCTGTTGCAGCAGCCGGCCGAAACCATGATGAAGACCGGCGCGATGGACGAAGATCTTGCCACACGGCAGATGAACGACCGTCTCCGCATCTTCAACGAGCAGCAAAACAAGCCGTGGGAGCAGCTTTCCCGCGCTAACGCCATTTATTCCGGTATCGGAGGTATGGGTGGCACGACGACGCAGGCGCAGCCGTCTAACAATCCATGGCTCACGGCGGCGGGTTACGGCTTGACCGGCGCTGGTCTCCTCGGAGGGTTTATGTGATGGCGTGGCAGGATTTTCTCCGCAACAATTCTCAGGCGATGACGCAGGCAGGGCTTGGCTTTATCAGCGGAAGGAACGCTCAAGAGCAAGCCGCTATGGGTGCGCAAGGGCTTGCTCAGGCGCAGCAAGTCAACAAAACAATGCGGTTCTTTGAGCAGTCAGCACCCGAGATCGCCGCTCAAATCCGGGCTGGCAAGCCGATTGATCAGGCGTGGTCTGAATACGCCCAGTTGAATGCAAGCAAGCTTGAGGCTCAAAAACCAAAGAGCTACAAAGACAATCTGATGACCGTGGGCAAGTCCATCTATAACGCACAGACAGGCGAATGGATTACGCCTCCTGCTGGCATGGGGGGCGCTGACGACGCAGAGTATGGCCTTAACCCGCAATACGGCACGGACGCCAACGGCAACCCTGTCATTCTGCAGTTGAGCAAGGGTGGCACTTCAAAGCAGACCATGCTCCCGGAAGGCATCCAGCTTTCGAAAGAGCCAATCAAGCTTGATGCTGGGACGCATTTCGTCCTGCTTGACCCGATCACGCGCCAGCCTGTCGGGCAGATCCAGAAGGACTTGGCCGGGGCAGAGCGCGACAAGGAGCTAGGCACGGCAGAAGGCAAGGCAATTGCTGCCGCTCCTGGTGATATTCAGTCAGGCCAGAACGCACTTGATATTGTCGAGAGCCTTCGCAACGATCCTGCCAAGGCATGGGGCGTCGGTGGAACGTCAGTATTCAACGCCATCCCCGGCACTCCGGGCAAGGGCTTCCAGAACAAGGTTGATCAGGCGAAAAGCGGGGCTTTCCTCACGGCCATTCAGCAGATGCGCGGCCTTGGCGCTCTTTCCAACGCTGAAGGTGGGGCGGCTACCGCTGCCGTCACCCGCATGGATACGGCAACAAATGAAGCGGACTTCAATGCGGCTCTTGATGATTACGAAAAGATCATCCGGCAGGGCATCAATCGTGCGCAAGCTCGTGTCCCGGCACAGGCAGGCGGCGCGACCGACTACAAAACAAGATATGGGCTTGATTGATGGCTGACCTAGCACGCATCAAAAGCAATGTTGCCAAGATGGCCGCGCAAAACGCGCCTGAAGCGGATATCGATGGATATATCGCCTCTGAGGGCGTGACTATCGATGATGTCCGCGCATTCAAGGCTGGAGCGCAGCCAAAAGCAGGCCGCATTGGTGAAGATCCTGTCGCGGCCGAGAAGGCCAAGCAGGACGAATATTACTCGTCTGGCATCTATGCCGGCGAGTATAACCCTCTAGGCCCGATTGCCAGATCCATCGGAGCCGGTGCACGCGGTATTGAACGTGCGCCGTTCATGGGATGGGATGATGAGGCGCTTGCAGGCGTCAAGACGGGCGGGGGGATGCTTGGCGACTACTCTGAGCAGCAGAAGCTTGAAGACGCAAAGAAGCGGGCTCTTCGCGAGAATAACCCTATCGCTTCCGGCGTCGGTGAGTTGGCTGGTGGCCTTGCTGCTGGTGGAACGCTTGCGAGTGCAGGCCTGACAACGGCCGGACGCTCTATCCCGCTGCTTGGCCGCGCTGGTGGTGCTGCCGTCGAGGGCGCACTGTATGGAGGCGTGACAGGTGCAGGCGAAGCGAAACAAGGTGAGCGTGCGCAAGGTGCTGGCTATGGCGCTGCTCTTGGTGCTGCTACTGGTGCTGTTGCCTCAAAGGTTGGTGACGCTCTTGCAGGCCGTGCGGCTCGCAAGGTTGCTCAACAGACTGCGCCGTCGATTGACGATCTGGCCGCTGCTTCGAATGCTCTATACACTCAGGCAGATCAGGCAGGGGTGGCGCTGAAGCCGCAGACGACTGACAGACTGGTCAACAACATGCGGTTTGCTGCTGGTGAACTGAACGACAAGCTTCGCCCGAATACGGCCGGCGTCGTCCAGGATATCGAAAGCCTTCGCGGCCAACCTATCACGCTCAAGCAGTTCGATGAGCTTCGGCAGGAAATCGGCCTTGCGATGAAGAATGCGCAGCCGCAGGACGTTCGCACACTCACGCGCATGAAAAAGATTGTTGACGGCTTTGCTGACAACGCTGGCGCTGGTGATGTGACCGGCAATGTCGATGGCTTCCAGTTCATCAAGGATGCTCGCCAGCTTTGGGCCAAGAAGGCAAAGACCGAGACGATTGAAGACCTCTTCGACCTTGCCGATGTGGACAGCGCTAAATATTCGCAGTCCGGTATGGCTAACGCTATCCGTCTTCGCGCCAAGGGTCTCTATACCAAGATCGTCAAGGGTCAGGAGAAGGGCTTCACGGCAGAAGAAACAGCGCTAATTCGCAAGCTGTCCAAGGGCGAACTTACTCCGTCTGTGGTCAACTGGCTTGGCAAGTTTGCGCCGCGTGGCGTTGTCTCTGCCGGTCTTGGTGGTGGCGCTGGCGCGACAGTCGGGTCTCTATTCGGCCCTGCTGGCGCTATGATTGGTGCGGCGGCCCCAGGCGTCGTCGGCTACGGTGCGGCGGCTATGGCTGATCGTGCTGCAGCTGGTGGCTTGGCTGCTCTGCGCAACGCGGCGGCAAGCGGCAATGCTCCGGTTCTTGGAGCCATCACAAACAAGACGGTTCCGTTTATCGGGGCGACTAGCGGACAAATGGCGAGGGAATTAACGCGCTCAAGATGAAGTTGAACCCATAGGCAAAGGCGACGGTGATCAGGATGGTTGGCAGTGTGACATTGAAAAACCAGAAAGCGCCATGGCCGAAGATCGGTTCTTTCTTGTCAGCGCGTCTCCATTCGCTTTCGTGCAGGTTCAAGTCTTTGTCGAAGTCCACTGACATTCCTTCCGTTTGTCTGTTAATGTCATAACATAACACACGTCTCCGGGGCTTTAAATGGCGACCACGAAACAGCAAAAGTTCTACTCAGAAGTGTACTCGGGTGCGCGCGAACGCGGATTGTCCGATACGCAGGCTAGGCTTGCTGCTGCCCAAGCCTCTCTTGAGACTGGCTATGGTCGTTCTGTCCCTGGGGGCAACCTCTTTGGCATCAAGGCCGGCGCATCGTGGTCTGGCCCTTCCACAGCCCAACGCACATGGGAAGACACAAACGAAGGCCCGGTATCGATTGTGGATAAGTTCCGCAGTTATGCCAATCCCTTCGACAGCATCGGGGATTGGGCTAGCACTGTCGGCCGTCGCTGGGGTGGCGCGATGGAAGCGCAGGACTTCCCAAGCGCGGCGAATGCCCTGAACGCTGGCCAGCCTGGAGGCTACGCGACGGATCGCGCCTACAACAGCAAGCTCGGCTATATCGATCGCAACTTTTCAGACGCAGCCGTGCAGGACTATGGCTTACTTGGCCGTGAGGTTCCTACGCCTCAGGCAGCGCCGCGCGGTATCCTCGACGCTATCGGCAGGCCAGAAGCACAGGCCGTCAACATGGCTGTTCGAGAGCCAACCTATTCGAACATGGCCGCAAGCGTGCAACGTGGGCCGACGCTATCGGAGCCAAAAGCCTTTGACAGTGCACGGTTCGGTGACGCGCCAGCAACCGAGAATTTCGATAGCACCCGCTTTGGCACGGCAACCACGCCTAATGATGTTGCTGGCCTTCGTGACGCAATGCAGCGCCAGCAGGCCGAACTATCGCAGCAGGGCGGCATTCTAGGGGTTGCCAACGCAGCTAGTCAGACGCCGTCCATGTCTTCGCTCGCCGAGCAATACGGACAGTATGGCATGGGCCAATCCGCCATGCAGTCGGCGCTTGCAAACAAAAACCTCGCGATGGACATTGCCGACACGCGCAAGAAACAGGGCTTGGCCCCTCTTGACCCTCCCGGCTATGTGGACCCGCAAGTGACCACGGCACAGCCAACGCCGGAGGTTTACACGCCTGTCGCCAATCCATCGCCAGTCAGCACGGCAGCGCCACGTCAGGCTGGTTTGCTTTCGCCTACAGCAGGCCCGTCGATGACGCAGGCCGATGCGTTGCGCATGGAGAGAGCGCTTTCAACCCGTGGCCTTCTGGGCGGCATCCTTGGCGGCGTGGTAGGCGGCGGATTGCTTGGTCCTCTTGGCGCTATGGCTGGTGGCTACGTCGGCAAGCAGACAGGCCTCAAGAGCTACTATCCAGATGCGCCAAAGACCGCGAAGACAGAGAAAGCGTCGAAAGACAGCCTCAACGAACGCGGGCGCGACACATACAGCAAATCAGGTCAATTTCGCGATGCCGTATCGAGCGGCAAGGGCGGGCTTTGGTAAGGAACCACAATGGCACTCACAACCTTTAACGACTTCAGCACGACGCCGGCGAGCAACATCGACGTTAACGGCACGTCCATTCAAGGAACCGCGCCAGTCTCGAACTTCGATAATGCTTTGCGTGAGCTTATGGCTATCCTTCGCCGTGATCTTGATAACGGCATGGTTTACACGACCAAGGCCGCTAACTACACGGCTGTCGCGAACGACAATAACGCCTATCTCCGTTTCAGCGCTGTCGCTACTTTGACCTTGACCGCTGCCGCTACACTTGGCGCGGACTGGCACATTTTGGTCAGCGCCGATGGCGGGGCCGTTATCATTGATCCAAACGCCGCCGAGACGATCAACGGCCTCACGACCATCAACCTAAAGGATGGGGAGGCGGCATACGTCATTTGCGATGGAACAAATTTCCGCGCATACCGCTTCTCCTCCCCTGCGTCCTATGTCGTGAAGACTGCTAACTACACCGCGCTTGACACGGACTATAATGCGTCCATCCGGTTTACGTCGGCGGCGACATTGGCTTTTGATGTAACGGCCAATCTTCGAGCCAATTGGCGTATCGAGGTTTGGAACGACTCCACCGGCCTTGTCCAAATTGACCCTGACAGCACCGATACTATCAACGGTGCTACTGCTCTTGTTTTGCAGCCAGGGCAGCGTGTCGAGGTCTTCAAGACAGCAGCCACGACATTTCAGGCGAATGTATTTGGCGATCCGCAATCAGGGCCGCAGTTGCAGGGGTATATTTACGGGCTCACGACAACCACCAACAGCGGGACCCCTTCGACAAATATTGATGTCGCATCCGGTGCAGTTGCTTCGTCAGCAAGCCCATATTATCTGATCCAGCTTCTTTCTTCGATCACGAAAAACACTAACAACGCGTGGTCTGTAGGCACAGGTAACGGCTCTCTCGACACCGGCGCTATCGCAAACTCCACTTACTACGGCTACGTAATCCAGCGATCGGACACTGGCGTTGTGGATGTGCTTACGTCGCTTTCCTCTACGTCTCCCACGATGCCTGCGAACTACGATAGGCGCTCGCCTGCGTTGTTCACGTTTGTAAGAACGGCTGGCGTCAACAGTGTCCCCGGTTCCCTTGGACGCGGCGGCATTACATATTCGCCGTATGTCCTGAATGCAAACACGGCATCTGTACTTTTCACCGGCATTCCGACTGGGGCAAAGCGAATTCTCGCTCACTTTGTTGGCATTACCCCATCTGCTTCAGCGCTTCTTATGGTCCGTATGGGCGCGGCGGGGAGTGTCGTGAGTACCGGATACTTGACTAACGTTTCTCAGTCGAGTGGCGCTGCCGCCCTTGCCAATGCCAGTGATACTACATCTGTCATTCTCGCAACTGGCAACATCACCAATGCAAATCCGGTTTACGGCTATATAGAGTTCACTAGGCTCAGCCCGCTGTTAAACTATTGGGAGTATCGTTTGGTTGACGTATTCGGGGCGACAACAATCAACGGATGGGGCGGCGGCTCCGTCCTTCTATCCGCCGAGCCTGACCGGATTCAGTTTACCACTCAGGCAGGAACGGCGCTGCTTAATGGGTTTATGAATATTTCTTGGGAGTTATAACAATGTCGGAAGAATACGTAGTAGATCTTGAAACCGGAGAGGCGTCGAAATCCCCATATACGCCTCCTCTTTTCATTGAACCGGCACCAAGGCCCAAAACTCCCACGACGATTGCCACAGCCAAACTTACAATCACAGACGGGTTGGTCGAAGGTTTCGCGGTTGATAGCGCCATCTCTGGAGGCTTCCAGATCGATATTGGTAAATTCCTGATGTTCCTCTCAACTCCCTTTGAGGACGCGGACTATATCGTCAATGCCTTTGATGGGGGTCTATTCCGCTGCTACGTCCAGACAGAGGATTACTATTCTGATTCATTCGTCATAACGACGACTGACCTTCTAGGAACTCCCGCAGATCCAAACTGCATCTCTATCATCGTCACGAAAGCAATCTAATATGGGAACCGAACCTATGCGTCTCGTATGCAACAAAACTCTCAACGGCGTCACCTTCCTTGCCATCGTTACCACGGCGAACGGCAATCAGGGGCTTTTCGTCAAATCAATCGCTGGCGTTGGCAATCCGTATTGGATCTGGCCGACTATTCCCAACCAGAAGACGGTTATTGCGGCTGACTTCACAAACGCGCCAATTGTCGATACCGATCCGGCAGTGAACAACGTCAACATCGCCGCCATCACGGAAACGCCGGAAGACGTGCTTACATGGTCCTGAAGGCACTAAAACTCGCTCCATGGTCATTCCTGATTTACCCACTTGGCTTCATCGCCTCGTGGGTAATGACGTTTCTGACGTGGGGTGTGATGTGCTGGGTTATCGCCACCATCTCCATGATCACAGGCCGCAATGTCGTGCCATGGCTTGGTTGGTTCTACACCCACGATGCCAGCCTCGACGGTGGGATCGAGCAGCACAAGGACGGTTACGACCCGAACGCCAAGGGACTCAAACTCTGGTGGCAGCGTGTCTGCTGGATCTGCCGAAACCCCGCATATCGGTTCAACGCTTACGTTCTCGGCTTTGCGGCCGAAGGCTCGGTGCTGATTTTCGAAGCCGGCGATCAGTGGCCAAACTTCCGATACTGGACTGTCATGCGTTCTGCTGGTGGTTGGCACTTCTTCGGATATCGCGGCAAGAACGACCGTTGGTTCGGCTGGAATTACATGGCATATGCCGGAAGGCATCAGATCAAGAGTAAACCTTTTTGAGGGCGACAGAATGAAAGAGAACTTTCCGCAGTCGAATAAGCTAGTCTTGGCCCACGAAGGCGGGTTCATAAATCATCCTCGCGACCCTGGCGGCGCAACGAACAAGGGGATCACGATTGCCACGTTCCGCCAGTTCATCAACCCGAACGGAACGGTTGATGATCTCAAGCGCCTGACAACCGAACAGGCCGGGAAGGTCTACAAGGCTCAATATTGGGACAAGGTGCGCGGCGATGAACTGCCTAGCGGCCTTGACTACGCAGCCTTTGACTTCTGCGTCAACAGTGGCACTGGGCGGGCGTCTAAGTATCTCCAGATGGTGGCCGGCGTTACCGCAGACGGGCAACTTGGCCCTAAGTCAATGGAAGCGATTAGCCGGCTTAATGTTCGCGATGCAATTCACGACCTGTCCGACAGACGCATGGCCTTCCTGCGCAATCTCCCGACATGGAACACGTTCGGCAATGGCTGGAAGCGCCGCGTCGAGGAAGTGCGGATGAAAGCTCTATCAATGGCTGGTGGAGAATGAATAAGCCATCCTGGCGCGTTCGTCGCCGCATCGTGGTTGCAACGCTTCTCTTCTGCGCATTCTGCGTTCTATGGATCATGTTGCGCGGGGATAGCCGTAGCGTCCATGAAGTGATTGTGATGTGTTCGTTTGGCTTGGCGGCGTCAACCATCGGGGCTTACGTCTTCGGCAGCGTGTTCGATGACAAGAACGTGATGCGAGAGCTTGGCTCAAAACCATACGACGATACGGAGCCTACGCCGTGACGTTCCTACTCGCCATCTGGAAGCTGATCGGCTTGCGCGGCGTCGTCATTGCCGCCCTGATCGCTGCCGGCGCTTGGTGGCACCTCTACGCAGTCTCCAAGGCCTATGACCGTGGCCAACTATCCGAGCGCCTCGTATGGCAAGAGAAAGAACGCCGCGCTATACTGAAGGCAGAGAAAGAGCGAGACATTGCCCAAGCCAAGATCAACACAGCAGAGGCCGAGCTTATCGATGTGCAACAGAGTGCGGCAATGCGGCGTAGAGCCATGGAAAGCGCACTGGAGGCAGAGCGGGCTAGTGGTCGCGATCTGTCTGTCTGCGTTCTTCCTGACCGGATGCGTGACGCGCTCGATTAGCGCACCTCCTATCCTGCCGAATGTTCCATCTTCGGTAATGCAATCGTGTGCCGAAAAGAGTACTATTCCGAAAAACGCGGACCTTCCAACTCAGTGGAGATTGTGGAAAGATGATCGCGAAGCACTCGTATCCTGTTCGTCTCTCAATGAGGCAAAATTGAAAACCATCAACGCCCTACTTAACCGATAAGGATTTCCAATGACAGAAACCGCCACACCTTCCGATATCGTCGCTAGCTTCGTGGAAAATCATGCGCTGGCCGACAAATACCTTGCCAAAGCCTACCGCGCCGCAATGCGCATGGCTGTCGAGGTCGAAGCTGGCCTTGAGATCGGCATGGTTACGAATGGACTGGAAGCCAAGGAATTCCTTGCCGGCCATCGTACCGCACCCGGCAAGATCGCGGAAGTCGCGCTTTTCCTAGCGGCGCTTCATTCGCACGGTACGGAACTTGCTAAAGCCAACGGCGTTGACCTCGGCAAGATCAAATCGGTTGGCGGCGTCGATCTGCCTCAGCCTGATTTTGAGGTGGAAGGCGGCGGGAGGTAATCATGTCAATCCAGTGGTTCCACATTTCACTAGCACTACTGGCCTGCTTCGCTCTGGTGCTCACCAGCAAGACGCCTAGAGGATGGATGTGGGTCGCGGCGCTGGCTGCTTCCTACGTCGTCTCAGTGGTCTACGCGCAGGCTCCAAAGCCGGTTGGAATGTGGTCTCCGCTGCCCCCGTCCATCACGTTCCTTTGCGATAGCGTTCTCGCGCTGTTCATTCATCGGGTTCATAAACAGCGTTGGGAGTGGATGGGGCTTTTCGTCCCTGCAGTTCTCATGTCTCTATTGAGCTTCATTCAAACAATTGCCCTTTTAACGGGTAGCCCTCCACCTCTTTCAACGCTAATGTACGGCAGTCTTTTGGAGGCAATCAACGCTATTTGCCTGCTTCTGATCGGCGGTATCGGGGCGGTGGATCTTATTGATGGGCGACTTCATTCTCCTCGGTTTCATGGCAGTAATCTTGCTTCGATTGCTCACACTGCGCGGGCGAGAACTACCGCGTCAAAAGACAGATGGCACTGGCACGGGTGATGCTGGAAACGGTACTGAATGACCAGTTATCTCACAAGCTGTTCGGCTCACTGTTAGGAGCCATTGCGCACCTGATTTACTCATCGCCCAAGACGCTCAAAGACGCTGTCTCGAAATTCATCTTCGCGTTGATCGCCGGCACTGTCCTCTATTTCATCCCCGGAGAAATGATGAATTGGGTGATGACGACTGAGAAGAGAGTTGCCGGCGCTTTGCTCATGGGCTTTACGAGCGGGTATCTAGCCGGGCCTCTGATTAGTTGGGCTGTGTCGAAGACGAAGGTTTGACCGTCATTCATTCATCAGCCTATGCCAGCCCAAAAATATGCTTGCGGCTGTTGCATCAACTCCCTTGATGTAGAAAACAGACTTTAAAAGCCCTTTGACTTCGGTGTAACCATCAATATTACCGTACATCTTGAGCGCGTCTAAATTCCCGCGTATCTGACCACGGTAAATAAGGCCAACCGTAATTTGTTCGTTCGCTTTCATTTCATTTCCCTCGCAAAATATGCTTTAAAGTTTCCGCTGTCCTTCGAAAGCTTTGGCACGGCTCCAATCATGACGGCAGTGTATGTCCTAGCTTCACCGCACCAGCGGCAAACGTCAGAAACTCTAGTCTCGCTGCAAAATCCAGCTACCGTGCTTTTGCCGACGCTATGTATGCACCGGCTGTGGATGCCAACCCTGCACAAGATCCTCAGAACGCCCATTTCACCCCCTCCACAATAACAACCCATGCTATAATACATAGGCAACATACGGCCCATAGAGCAGCTGAACGGGTCATTCGTCCCTCCCAATCGAAACAAGGTTGGTGGTGTCGACTGACTTGACCGGGCCGGCATGTTCTGCCGCATAGCCAAACACCATGCGCTTGAGCACGCTTTGTGGCAGGCAGTTGAATTTCTTGGCGATCGTCTCGATTGCCGCGATCATGTCGTCTGTGAGTTCAATCTTTTCGCTCATGGCTTCACCAGCGCGCGGATGGCGGCTGCGGCCTGCGCAGACGTGCCGGGAATGTACGTCCCACCGTCACCAGCACCAACCGGACGCCTGACTTGTTCGGCAACCTTAGATGCGTCTTCCAGCGCTGTGGTGAGGCGGACGATCTCGTCTGCCAAATCAGACGCGGCCATGGCTTCCCGAATAAGGAAATCAGCCAGCCGCTTGTCTGTGCCAGGTCCAACGTATCCGCCAAGCTGGTTTGCTACCTCATAGATGTCGCGGCCTTTGACGCGCATTTCCTTTAGTCGCTTCTCAAGATCTCTCATCCCTCCACCCCCAACCTGTCGCGAAGAGCGCGGGCGGCTCGGAGATGGGCGTGGGTAAACTCAGTGATCGGCTTGACGCTTCCCTTCGGAACCTCTTCACCAAGTGATCTGCACGCGTCATCAAAACGTTTTGACTTATCAGCAAACGGTTCCAGCACCCTCTTCGCCTCCTCCACCAATGCCCGCAGGCGTTCGGCTTCTGCTTCGGCTGTGGTGGCTCGCTGGATCTGTAGCAGCCTGCTTTCGTCGGCTTCCCGGACCATATCCGCAAGCTCTTCCACCCGCTCCTCGACCTCGGCTAGTTGTTGGCCGGTGTAGAGGTGATGGACCGCCGTTGGCCCTTCCGATCCAGCCGCAGCGATGCGCTCGATATTGGCCACGTCCCGGCTTAGATGCTCGCATCCCGTTAGATCGACCGTGTATGCCGCCACCGGCTCGCGCTGCTCTATGTCTGTCATGTGCGGGGTTCCTCCCTCGTCTGGGGCGATGGGGTGTCAGAATTTGTCATGGTCATCACCCTGCCGTTGAATGGACGTTGGATGGAAAAACCAACGAAACGTCGATCTCTGCTCCGACTGCAAGAACCGCTTGGCAAAAGTCGCCTCCGCGATCCTGTGCATCGTTGATCTGCTTCTCCTTTCGCAGGTCGTAAATGGAGACGGTCGGATCCCCGATGGTGTAGAAGCCGAGACGCTTGGAAGGGCATGCGTCCAGGACAGCTTGCAAGTCGGCAATCCATTTCTTTTCGGCAGCGTTAAGCTTCACGGCCAGCATCCTTTCGAAAGTCATGGAGGGTGCATTCGATGCAGTCGATCAGGTCGCGATAGCTGCGCCAGTTAGGAAACAGCGTCTCGATCTGGCTGACGATCTGATCGGCCGGCGTTGCCACATGAGTTACGGGCGCTGGTGTCTCCACCTCTCCAGTTAGGGTGGTGGCGGGTGATGGTGCCTTGTTCGTGACTAAAAGCCGCCAAATCCCGCCGTCAATATCCCGAAATGTCGTGCCGTCTAGGCTTTCAACGGGTTTGAAATAAACGCCGGTCGCAACAAACCAGTCGCCTGTATCTTTGCGAGTAGCTAGCGCACACTTAGGAGCAGGATCGGAGATGACCACATTTGGCCTTTCGTCCCCTATTGCTTCAAATTCGTATTCTTTGGACAACTCAAACATCGGCGCTCTCCGTTCGCGCTAGAGCAGCAAGCCACGCTTCGATAATGGTGGCCACGTCCAGCCCGACTGCCTGCTGATCAAGAGCGGCCTGCGCCGCTTCATCAGCCGTAGTTTCGAATGAGCCTTCCCGCCAAAGGTCTAGGAGATCCGCCACCACATTCGGTTGTGGCGCTGGTGTCTCCACCTCTCCCGTTAGGGTGGGGGCGGGCGCTTGCGTGAGGGCGGCTTCAAACGCCAGCTTCCTAGCGTGGCTGGTCCTTTGACCCACATCAAGTGTTCGCCGCAATTGACGTAACTCGGAAATGATCGCATCGGCTTCGGATGGTCGGATCGTGCAGGGCTGGCGGTCTTCGGAGCTTCGCCGCAGCTTTGTCTCCCACTCCAGCGCCTTCACCTTCACGCCCCCATGGTCCGCATGGGACAGGGCGGCGGTGAGGGCTGACGTTGCGCGAAACATATATCGTTCGCGGTCGGTGCGGCTCATCACAACGAATTCGCGCCCATCAAACTTGGCGTCGGAGGCCGCAGCCGCTTCAATCATCTTTTCGTTCACGTTCATCACAGCTTCTCCATCGCGGACCAGTAGAGCAAAAGATCCTCTCCCGGTGTTCCGCCTAAGAGGATAGCAAGCATCACAATGGATGCGGCGATGAGGAAAATTATAAGGTACTTTTCCATTATTAGGCGTCCTTGAATGGGTCTGGAGCGGCGGCGATGATCGCATCCCACGCCTCTGGTGCGTCCTGCGCATATTCATGCATTACGTCGTACATTTTTTCAGTTAGAGCATAAGGAAGCATGCCGAAACCCCTCGCATTTATATAGGCTCTGATAGCCGCCTCGATACCACCGAACTCATCGTGTTCCGTTGATGAAAAATCGAAATATCTTTCCCACGCCTTTTGGAGCGCTTCCTTATGCGTCATCATTGCTCTTTTCCCTTCGTTTCCGTGCGTCCGCTCTCGTCTTCAGTTTAGAGCGTACAGCGTTGTACATATCGCACTTGTCGTCGCGGACCTTTTCGGCGCGGCGAAGCTCTGCGAGTTCATCGGGTGTAAGTCGGTCTTTCCATGTCATGCAGACATAGTAC